GACCATCCAGAAGATCTCAAAATCAATTTAGATAGAGTATCTCACATGATTACAAGCATGTGGATGGAAGGCCATAACGGATATGGAAAATTAAAGATTCTCCCAACACCAATGGGAAAATTAGTAGAAACAATGTTACAATCAGGCGTAAAATTAGGCGTATCATCCAGAGGATCAGGCAACGTAGACGAGGCATCAGGTAATGTATCAGAATTTGATATTATTACTGTAGATGTTGTAGCTCAACCATCGGCTCCAAATGCTTACCCAACTCCAATTTATGAAGGTCTCCTTAATATGAGACACGGTCATAAACTAATGGGAATTGCGAAAGCGGCAAGAGAAGACAGTAGAGTACAAAAACATCTAAAAGAAGGAGTGATCTCTTTGATAAGAGATCTTAAACTATAAGGAGAATAATTATGCTAGAAGTAATCAAACAACTCCTTGACAAAGACCTGGTAAACGAAGAAACTCGTGCCGAAATACAAGAGGCATGGGATCAGAAGTTATCAGAAGTCAAAGAAGAAGCAAAAACCGAAGTAAGAGAGGAATTTGCATCAAGATACGAGCATGACAAGTCCGTAATGGTAGAAGCAATGGACCGACTAGTCAATGAGTCTCTGCAAAAAGAAATTGCAGAATTTGTTGAAGATAGAAAACAACTAGCGGCCCAAAGAGTAATGTACAAACGAGGTGTTAAACCACACATGGAAACACTTCAAAAGTTTGTTACTCGTCAACTTGCAACTGAAATGGCAGAGTTACAAGCAGATAGAAAATCAATGGCAGAGCAAATTAAAACTCTAGAAGCATTTGTTACATCAACACTTGCTAAAGAGCTTAATGAGTTTGAAGCTGATAAACGATCTGTTGTAGAAACTCGCGTGAAACTAGTTAAAGAAGCAAAAGAAAAATTTGCTCAAATTAGAAACGCATTCATTAAGAAAGCAAGTAAAATTGTAGAACAAGTAGTAAGTCAAAACATCACTAAAGAGATGACACAATTTAAAGATGACATTAAAACTGCTAGGGAAAACAATTTTGGACGTAAGATTTTTGAAGCATATACTTCAGAATATCTAACTTCATACCTGCATGAGACTTCTGAAATTCGTAAATTGCAGAAACAACTCAACGAGACGACAAAACAAGTTGAAGAGAACGAAAAACTTCTTGAGTCTGAGAAAATCGAAAAACACAAGATTGAATCAAGACACAGAAGAGATAAAGTTCTTAACGAAATGTTAGGTCCACTTTCAGGTGATAAGAAAGAAGTTATGGGCAATCTGTTAGAAACAGTTCAAACAGACAACCTAAAAACGGCTTTCACAAAATATCTTCCACACGTAATGAAAGATGCTAAAAAAGCTTCAATCATAAGTGAGTCAAGAACAGAAAAAACAGGCGACAAAACACAGGCAAACACACAGGCAAAAGAACAAGACGCGGATGTATTAAGCATTCGTAAATTAGCAGGTATAAACTAAGGAGAAACAAAAAATGACATCCCAATTGCTAGAACATAAGTGGCAAGAAACTAAAGGCGCTTTAATGGAAGGCGTTTCTGGTTCTAAAGCCAAAAACTTGGATGTGGTCTTAGAGAATACACGCAAATACTTGTCAGAGCAGGCAACTTCTGGAGCTACTGGTTCCGGTAACGTTGCAACTCTAAACAGAGTAATTTTGCCTGTAATTCGTAGGGTCATGCCAACAGTGATTGCTAACGAGCTAGTAGGTGTACAACCTATGACTGGCCCAGTTGGTCAAATTCACACATTGAGAGTTAGATATGCTGACGCAACAACCGGCGGTGCGACAAACATCGCGGCTGGTGACGAAGCACTATCACCTTTCAAAATTGCATCATCTTATTCAGGTAACGACAGTGATCCTGCTAAAGGTAGTGCAACAGCAACTTTAGAAGGTACTGCAGGTAACAGATTAAACGTGCAGATCCTAAAACAAGTTGTAGAAGCTAAATCAAGAAAACTATCTGCAAGATGGACTTTTGAAGCGGCTCAAGACGCACAAGCACAGCAAGGTGTTGATATAGAAGCAGAAATCATGGCGGCATTAGCTCAAGAGATTACTGCTGAGATCGACCAAGAAATCATCGGCTCACTAAGAACATTAGCGGGTACGGCAGCTGCGGCTTTTGATCAATCAGCTGTTTCAGGAACAGCAACATTTGTTGGTGACGAACATGCGGCTCTTGCCGTACTGATTAACCAACAAGCAAACTTAATCGCACAAAGAACAAGACGTGGTGCGGGTAACTATGCAGTTGTTTCATCTGAAGCATTAACAATACTACAATCTGCTACAACTTCAGCGTTTGCTAGATCTACAGAAGGTGTATTTGAAGCACCAACGAATACTAAATTTGTTGGAACTTTAAACAACTCAATGAGAGTCTACGTAGACGGTTATGCAGCTACAGGAACAGATGTATTAGTAGGATACAAAGGACCATCAGAAGCAGATGCTCCGGCGTTTTACTGCCCATACATACCGTTAATGAGCTCAGGCGTTGTACTAGATCCGTCTACATTCGAGCCGGTAGTAAGTTTCTTAACTAGATATGGATACACTGAGTTATCAAACACAGCATCATCTCTAGGTAATGCGGCTGACTATCTTGCTAGAATTAGCATCAGTAACGTATCATTCAAATAATTTTATTTGAATACTAGAA